CCTTCGGACAACCTAAAGATATAAAAGCTATACTCGCCACTTTCAGCAACCGTGTGGGGTGTTGACCATGCCGAAAGTGTACAGCTATTTGCGCTTCAGCGACCCGAAGCAGGCGGCGGGGTCGTCGGCGGATCGGCAGGCGGACTATGCGCAGCGGTGGGCGTCTGAGCATGGGCTGGCGCTGGACGAGGCGCTGTCGCTGCGCGACGAGGGGCTGAGCGGGTATCACCAGCGGCATGTGACGCACGGCGCGCTGGGGCTGTTCCTGCGGGCGATAGAGGACGGGATGGTGGATGCGGGGTCGGTGCTGGTGGTGGAGGCGCTGGACCGGCTGAGCCGGGCGGAGCCTATCGACGCGCTGTCGCAGTTGACGCAGATCATCAATGCCGGGGTCACGGTGGTGACGGCGGTGGATGGGCAAGAGTACAGCCGTGCCGAGATCAAAGCCAATCCGTTCAAGCTGTTCGGCGCCCTGGTTGTGATGGCGCGCGCGCACGAGGAGAGCGACACCAAATCCAAGCGCGTGCGCGCGGCGATACGTCGGCAGTGCGCAGGCTGGCAGGCGGGCACCTGGCGCGGGGTGATCCGGGTGGGGAAAGACCCGCACTGGGTGCGCCACATAGGCAAGGCGTGGGAACTGGTGCCTGATCGCGCGGCGGCGCTGCGCTTTGCGGTCGATCGCTTTCTGGACGGGCTGGGCGGGGTGCAGGTGATGCGCGAGCTGGCGGCGCGGGGGATGGCGACAACGGAATCCGGATCGCTGGGGGCGGCGCATCTGTACAAGACGCTGCGCAAACGGCTACTGCTGGGAGAGCGCGAGATTGCCGTGGGTGGCGAGACGTATCATTTGCAGGGCTACTACCCCGCCCTGCTCACGCCGGACGAATTCGACCGCCTGCAGCTGGCGCTCGACCGCCGTAAGGGCAAGCGCGGCGTGGGCGAAATACCCAGCATCCTCACCGGCATGGGCATTGCCGTGTGCGGCTACTGCGGCGCGGCGATGGCGTCGCAGAACCAGATGGGGCGCCCGCGCATGCCGGACGGCAGGCCGTGGCCCGGACACCGGCGGCTCATGTGCACCCGCCATTCCAAAGGCCACGGCTGCAGCGTGCAGGGGTCAATCCATGCCGCGCCGATCGAGCGCGCGCTGATGCGGTACTGCGCCGACCAGCTGCGCATGGATGCGCTGCTATCCGGCGGAGATGCGGGCAACAGCCTGCGCGCCGGGCTGGCGGCGGCGCGGCGGCGGCTGGCCGCTCTGGACACCAAGCTCGACAAGCTCGGCCGCGTGCTGCTGGACGACGACGGCCCGGCACCGATCACCGTCATGCGCCAGATCCGCGCGATGGAAGCCGAGGCCGACGCCGCGCGCGCCGAAATTGCAACGGCCGAGCGCGAGCTGGCCGGCTGGAAGCCCGCCGCCTCGCCGGAATTCGCCAGCCAGTGGCTCGACCTGATGGAAGGGGTTGAACTGCTGGAGCCCGAGCCGCGGCTGCGGGCGCGCGAACTGGTGCGGGCGAGTTTTCAGCGCATCGTGGTCTGGCACAGGGGAGAGCCGGCCGGGGTGGCAGACGGCAAGGTGGCCGAGATCGAGATCACCGCGCGTGGGGGCGGGCAGGTATGGCTGCGGGTGGATCGTGAGACGGGGCGAATGGTCGACGGATAGGGTAAGGCCCCAGCCGCCAGGATTAAATCGCGCCACGGCGATTCTGGAGGCCCGCTTTCAGGGGACGACCTTCGCGCGCTCAAGCACCGCTTCAGCCTCATGCTCCTTGAGCACCTGCGGCGCGTCCTGGCGCTTTATAAGCCATTCCCGTATAGCCCGAATACTGGCCCTGTCGATTTCCTTGAGGCGCTGCTTTGCTTCGGATATTATTTCGTCCGGCGTCGGTGATTGTTGCTGAATAACGCGCGCCTCAATATCTGTAATTTGAGTCAGGCCTGGCTTGATCCAGCTATCCTCAGATCCATCTGCAGCATAGGCATATAGTTTTCCGGCGTTGTCTTTGAAATATTTCATATCCCCACCTAGTCTAGTTTAGTCGTTCAGTCCATGTGGTGAGAACCATCACGGTGGCCGTGACGCTGTACACTGAGCCTACCGGGATCTCATACGTGATTAATGCTTCAGCCGAGCCAGATGCGTACCCTCGGCAGACGGTGACTCCATCGAGCACCAACGTCATGGTTGCGCCAGATCCGTATCCACCGACCACAGCTATGTATCGCGGGCGGCTATCCGTGTTGGTGTAATTGGTATTGAACGCGCGGGTCGGGGACGTAACCGCCTCCCCAAAACCTGGATTGGTTATTTTGCAGGCCGTCTTGAACGCCGCCCCATCGCACAACACGAACCCCGACTCGCCCGGCCCGATGGCCAGCGTGGCCACGCCGTCGATCAGCTCGCCGCCGGAGGGGTCGAGGGTGATGGTGCCGCTGCCGCTGTTGCGGTAGGCGAACGCGCACACGCCCATGGTGGCGGCTGCGGTGAACGAGAGCGTCCAGGTATTGGTGCAGTCGAGCAGCTTGCCGCGATGCAATGTGGTCACCGTGGTCGCGCCTGTCAGCGCAACAGTTGCATTGAGCAGGGCCCCCAGCGTGGCGAGCGCGGTGGGGGCGTCGGCATCGTCCAGCAACCCGCCGATGAAGGCCGACAGAGCGGCGATCTCGGCGACGCGGGTGGTGTTCATCAGGGCCAGCGTCGACAGTTCGGCGTCCAGCGGCTGGACGGTGAGCAGCAGGTCGTTGAACTTGTCGATCAGCGTGGCCAGGTCGGTGAGGATCGCCAGCTTTGGATCGTCGGTCGAGGCGTCGCAGTTGGCCTTGCTGGCCGAGGTTGGAAATGATGGCATGATTTATACCTTTGGTCCTTTGATCATCACGTCGACGAGTGCATCGGCGAGCGTGCCCGATGCGTCGCGGACTTTGAATTCGGCGGCGGGTTCGCCGCCCACGGTGCTGCTCTTGTTGACCAGCTCCCACGTCCATGCGCCGCCCACGCCCTGCAGGGCGACGATGCTGGCCTGGGTGATGCTGCTGATCTGTCCGCTTTTGCTGCCGATGCGGAAGTGCCCCACGCCGAGGCCGGCGCTGGTGTTGTCGAACCAGGTGGCGGTCTCGGTCGCGGTGTTCACGTCCTCGAATTCGTCGACCTGAGTCTCGGCATCGAGCAGCAGTGTCATCGACTGGATCACCGCGGCGGCATCGGCCATGCTCACCTTGATCTGCACGTAGCGCGTGCCGGCCACGGGCGCCAACACGCCGTAGGCGCCGACCACTGTGCCGTCTGCCGTGGTGCCAGTCTTCATGGTGATGGTCGGCGTGCCGGTGCCGTACACCGTCACCAGCGGGGTGAAGCTGACGTCCGCACCAAGATCGATAACGGGCGTCTCATAGACGATGGGGTCGGTGTTGGTGCCGATCGCGTTGATCGTCGACGCAAGGCCCGCAATCGTCGCCGGCAGGCCGGCAATGGTGGTGGTCGATAGCGGGATCAGGGTGTTGGCGTGGATGAAGCAGCCGGTGAGCGTACCGGGCCAGCCGAGATCCTGCTCGATGCGCTGCAGCAGCACGTTTTTCAGGCGCGGGTCGCCGATGGTGCCGCTGATGAACTTGGCCACGGTGCTTTCGTTGCCGCTTGAATCCAGCGTCTTGATCGCCCAGGTGTAGGCGCCGGCCGCAAGCTCGTTGTTTTCGAGGGGGCTGGATGTCAGCAGGCCGGTGTGCAGGTCTGTCATCACCGACCAGTCGCTGGTGGTGCCGGCGTAATAGCGGATTTTGTAGCCGCCGCCCGAGCGCACGTCGGCGGGAACGGTGCCGAGCGTCCACGCATAGCGCCGGGTGCCGTCGGCCAGCCGCGCGATGGTGAACGTATCGGGCTCGGCCGGCGGTTCGGTCTTGCCGACAACGGTGTGGCTCAGCACGTAGGCCCACGCGCCGCGCACGCCTACGGAGTTGACCGCGCGCACGCGCACGTCGTATGCGACGCCGTCGTCAACCGGAGAGACATAGGCCTCGCTGCCGCTGCGCACCAGCGCCGCAGGCACGTAGGCGGTGTCGGACGACTTCTTGCCCTCGACTTCGTATTCCTTGACGTAGCCGCTGGAAAGCGCCGTCCAGCTCACATAGATGCGCGACGTCACCCCGCCGTCGCCGGTGGCCAGTAGGTGATCTGTGCCGGATGCGCAGGCCAGGCCGCTCACGGCGGCGACGGTGAACACGTCCGGCAGGTTGGTGTTCGGTGCCGGGTCGATCGTGGTTTCCTCGCCGCTCGACCAGTCGTAGTTCGCACTGGCGGTCTCGCGCAGCACCAGGTCGATGCCGAGCGCGGGCTCGCCCTGGGCGTCGTCGTATACCTCGAAACGCCATGTCAGCACCTCGAATACCTTTTCCACCCAGCCGAAGCGCGCGAGCGACAGCTTGACCGTGCCGCCGGCATACAGCCCCAGCGCAGTGAGCTTGGCCGGGTAGTGCACCACTTGCTGCTGGCGGCCCTTTTCGAGCTCGATCTTGGCGATGCGCTGCGCTGTCGGCCCGCTGATCGTGTAGGGCAGCGAAATGTCGCGCCAGATGCGCACGCCGTTGTCTTCGGTTTCGTAGGTGGCATTCGTCACCGACGGAAAATCGACCGGCTGCCACTGGCTGTCCGGGCTGGTGTAAAGGCCCTTGACGGCGTTGAACAGCTCGCGCCGCGACACCCGCGGGATGACCTTGACCGGCCCGCGCGCGTCGTCCTCATCGAGCGTGATCGTCGGCATGCGGTAGGCGCCGGCCAGGATCGACCAGCGAGCCCCCGGCCGCACGCAGTGGCCGTGCATCGCCGTCAGCATCTCGCCGATGGTGTCTTCCGGCGGCTGCCCGGCGTCGAACGAACCGTTCAAGGCATAGCGCGCCTCGGTGCCGCCGGCCGTCAGCGCCACCGCCTCGTCGCAGATGTTGGCCGCAGCGATCAGGTCTGTCTCATTGATGTGGCTGGCGTAGGTGACGCCGAGTCCGTATTTGCTGTCGGTGAGGTAGTTGGACACGCACAGCGCGGCGTTGTCGCTCCATCCTGTGGTGACGGTGCGCGGGTCGTAGATGTCGTTCTTTCCCTGGACGATGGCCGACACGTTCGGCACCCCGTTGGGGAACAGGTCGGCATTGCCGGTGAGCTCGACGTAGAGGTAGGCCACGCCCTGCAGCCGGTGTGCCGTGGTCCACTTGTCCGGCGCCGACGCGATCAGGGTGGTGTCGGCGGTCTGCGACGCGCTGCCAAGGTGCTTGAATATGCGCACGTAGCCGGCGTACTTGCCGGTGGCGTTGCCGGAGCCGTCGAGCGGGACAACCTCATCGTTTAGGTACACGTCGCCGATCGCCTGGCATTCGTGCCCGGCCAGCGTCTGGATGAGGTGAAGCTTGGTGTCGTTGGCGGTGGTGTGCAGGAACACCATCACGCCGCCGACCTTGACCTCGCCGTAGATCACGCGGCGCGGAGCGGCCGGCTGGCGCACGGTGAGCGTGCGGTCGCGCGAGTAGTTCGAGAACGCGCCCTGCCCCCCCTTGGGCTTTTTGCTGAACGCGGCCGAGATCGCCATGTTCACCGCCATGGTGACGATGGTCTTGACGACGAATGCGATGATGCTTTCGACCGTGATCGACGCGATCGTTACAGCGATATACGCCAGGACTGGCGGCATCAGACCCTCCAGGCGCGCCGCGCGCGCGTCATCGGAAGGAACAGCAGGCCGAACGGAGACAGGCAGGCGATCGTCGCACCAATACAAATCCCGAGCGCTTCGCCATCCGGCGTATCGATCATGACCATGTCACCGCGCTGCGCGAGCGATGGGCGGATCTCGGGCATGCCGTAGGTTGCCGCCACGCGCGTCATCATCTCGCCCATAGTGCCGCGCATCACGCGCCGCGCACCCTTGGCCGTCTTGTAGCGGCCGCGGAACTCGGCGGCAATATCGACGCCTGTCATCGCCTGCACGCATGCAGCAGAAAACAAACCGCAATCCCACGCGCCCCACTCGAACGGACGGTCTGCGGCAGCCATGAAGTCGGCAAGGATCTGCGGCCAGTATTCGAGGCGGGTCATGCTGGTTTCCACACGATCTCCTTGTCTTGCAAGCCGGCGACGTACTCCAGCCCGAGGTCGCCCGGGTAGTCGATCTGCTGGTCCTCGTGCGTGTAGCGCCATTCCTTGGGGCGCTTCAACGCCACCGCGTGGCTCTCGACTCGCACGATGATCGACGCGGCCTCGCCGCTGTCGTCGACTTCCATGGTGTCCATGAGCCCGCCGTAGACTTCGGCCGGGTCGGTGATGACGGCGCCGCTGCTATCGAGCATGCCGAGGTAGAGCGTGGCCGGGCGGCCCTGGTAGTCCTGGTCGAGCGCGATGGAGACCATTGCGCTGGGGATGCCGTTGAGTTTGAAACTCGCGCCGTTGGCGACGAAGCTGGTGGTTTCCTCGACCGGGTCGATCTCCATCAGCTCGCCTGCGCCAAGCCAGGTGTATCCGTTCCACGACAACTCGCCGTAGCCTGACCACGCACGCACGAAACCGGAGGCAAAATCCATTTCCACCAGGAAGATCGGCGACACCGAAGTCTTGACGACCTCGGCTTCCATGCCCGCAGTGAGTTCGCGTCCCATGGCTCAGATCGCCTCGATCGCGGTGAACGAAATCGACTCGACGATGCTGCCGGGCCGCGCGTCCCACGGCATTTCGTTGCTGGCCAGGCGGAAGATGCCGCGGCAGTTCGTCACGGTGATCGCCTCGTTATCGATGGTGGCGGCGCGCAGGCGCGGCCAGATGTCGAGCGTGGCATTTCCGGAGCCGTCCGAGTTGGCGTCGACCATCACCATGTAGAGCCGGTTGGCCACCTCGATGTAGTCGCCCTGCTTGAGGATGCCTGTGACGCCCGCTGTCCAGCCGTCGGTGATCAGCGATTGCCCGGTCTGCCCGACGCCCTTGACCAGCGGCGTTCCGGTGGCGGCGCCGGTAGGCGTGCGGTGCGAATCATCGCCGAGGCGGAATGTGCCGTAGCGGCCGTTGAGCTGCAGCATGGCGGCGATCCACGGCGCGGCATCAGCGCGGCGCATCGGCGGCAAGGTGATGTCGGCCTGCCAGAACTGGGCCGGGTGCTGGTAGGCCTGCTGCGCGCCGGAGAACGGCGACGCCGCCACCGCAACGATGGACCGCGGGTAGATGCGCAGGCTTGCCGGCGCCGGCGACGACGGCAGGGTGATGGGATAGGCAATCGTCATATCAGGTAAGCCTCAACTGGCCGCGCTGGTTGAGGTTTTTCACCTGCTGCACCGAGCGGTGGACCGCGGAATCCTCGGATTCCTTGATCACACGGCGGATGCGCTGCTCGACGCCTACGTCTGCGCCGCGCGCATCGATGTTGTACTGAATCACCACGCCGCCACCACCGCCATCCATCGACACGCCGAGCTTGCCGTCACGTCCGCGCTTGAGCGGCAGGATCGCCTCGGCGCCGGCTTCGCCCATGAGGCCGATGCCGCTGGCGAAGGGGAACACGGTAGGGCTGGAAACGACCGAGCCGGAATAGGCGGACAGGGCCGGGCTGCTGAAGACGTTGCCATTGGCGGACGGGAAAAGACTGGCAGCCCAACTGCCGGCCGCATTGGCCAGCGGCTCGGTTATCGCCTTCCGCGCGAAGATGCGGAGCATGTCCTGCGCCAGGCCCTTAAGCACGTCGCTGAATTTCTTGCCGCCCACCACCGCGTCTTCGAACGCGCTAGAAAACGTCAGGCCGAGTTCCTTGGCAAACTCGTTCGTCTTTTGGGACTTGTCTTCAACCGCGTCAAACGTGTTGAATACCGCGCGTGAATACGTCTCCCAGTTGATCACGCCGCGTTCGAGCATTTCGTCGAGGCGGCCGAGTTCGAGGTTGGCCTTTTCCATCGGAGTGCGCATGGCTTCCTCAATCGCCCGCCCCGCCTCCTCCCATGACTTCTGGATGGCGTTGATGTCGTTGCTGCGATCGAGATCGCCTTCGGCGATAAAGCGCTCGTCATCAATGTACTGCTTCAGCTCGCGGTCGGCTTCCTTCCATGCTGAGGCCAGGTCTTCGGCGACGATGGATGCCTTGTCGATGGTCTTGCCGCTTTTCTTGGGCGTGCATTTGCCGTTTGCCCAGGTGCCGCCGTCAGAGATGCAGGCGATTTGCGCGCCTGTGTCGCCGCCGCCAGATGCCGCCCTGTCGGCCTTGATCAGCCGCATAGTTTCGGTATCTGGCGGGGCGTTGAATGCTTTGATGCGGTTCTCGATCAGGATCTGAAGCTGGGCATTCAGCCCCTTCAGCTTTTCCTCGAAGGCGCTGGAGTCGCGGCCGCTTGCCTTCTTTCCGTCGATGGCCTGTTGCGTCAGTTCGATTTCCGTGCGGATGCTGCTCATCACCTCGCCAAGGTCGCTGGTGCCCGCGGTATTGACCAGCGTGTTGAACAGGCCACCCGCGCCGATCAGGTCTTTTACCAGGCCGATCCGCTCGAATACTTCATTCAGCGCCGGCACCAGTTCAGCCAGAATCGTCGCCGAGGCGCCTGCAGCGTTGGTCTTCAGCAGATCGAGCTGGTCGTTGAACTTGGCTGCGTCCGGCGCCAGTCTTTCCATCTGCTCGGCGAATGTCTTCGAAGCCTCGGCGGAATCACGCAGCCCCTGCGCACCGCCCTGCAGCAGCGGCAGCAGTTCGGCGTAGTTTTTGCCCAGCACTTTCTGCAGGTCGGCGTTGGTCTTGATCGGATTGTTGCTGCTGGCGACGGATTCGGCCAGCTGCTCGAATGCCTGCTTGGGATCGCGCGCGGTGACGCCCAGATTCTGCAGCGCCTTAGCCTGTTCCTTGCTGCCTTGCTCGGCCTGGCCGATGGACAGGGTGAGCTTCTGAATCCCCTTGGACAGGCTTTCCAGGCTGGTGTCGCTCTGGTCGGCCGCTAGTTTGTATTCGGCCAGCGTCTTGACGGCGACGCCGGTGCGGTTGCTCATGTCCTGCAAGGCGTCGGCGGCGTCGATGCCGGACTTGGCGAACGATGCCAGTGCGCCGATGCTGAGGGTTGCCCCCAGGGCGCCGAACGCGGTTTTCAGGCCGGCGGCGGCAGCGTTGGCCTTGCGGTCGAGGCCGTCGAGGCTTTTGGTGGCGCGCTGCATGTCCTGCTCGAACTTGGCGAGCTTGGCATTCAGATCGATGGTGAGGGCTGCGAATGCCATCAGGGTTTCCTTTGATTGGCTTGATCGATGCGTTTCTTGATGGCGTCCTGGAAGATGGCCAGGGCGTTGCGCTGCTGCGATGCGAATGCGCGCCCGAGGAAGACCTTGCCGGGGATGAAGCGGGCCTTGCTTTTATTGAGGTTGGCGGCGCGCGCGCGGCGTCCGCCGGACACGCGGCGGCTGCCGACGGCATGGAAGCCGGCCTCCTGGAAGCGGTAGTAGTACGGGTCTTGCGACTTGAGCTTGGTCTTGCGGGCGAGCTTGGTGGCGCGCGGGCGGATGTAGACGCCGAGTTCGCCGTTACGTCCGTTCTTGATCTTGCTGGCCGATACGCCGATGCGCTTTTGCACCAGCCCGGTCTTGACCGGCGCGTTGGCACGCGCGGCGTTGACGATGGGCTTGGCGGCGGCGCGCAGGGCCCCGCGCACGACGCGCCGGCGCAGATCCTTGGTCAGTGCATCGATTGCGGCCTTGGCATCGGCAATGCCTTCGATGCTGAGAAACTCAGCCATTCAGCGACTCCATGAAGTTGCGGATCGACAGCAGTTCGGCGATGAGGATTTCGGGCTGGCTGCAGCCGTGGATCTCGGCCAGGATGTCGATGGCCGGCCAGTCGATGCTGCGCAACTGGTTCCAGATTTGCAGGGCGATGGGAGACGGGCAGGCGCCTGGCTGGACGGGATGCTGCGTTTGTTCCAGCCAGGCGGTCAGTTTTTTACGGCGGCATCCCGCTTGTCGGCGTGGGCCTTGTAGGCATCCTTGATCGCGTTTCCTAGCGGGACCCAGAATTCCGGCCGGTCGACAACCCACTCGGTGAACAGGTCTGAATCGAACGGCACTTTCTCCGGGCCGCCGCCCGGGATGAGGTCAAGCTCGACGACGTCCCAGCCGATGGTGAAGCGCTTGACGACCTCGATCAGGGTGAGGTGTCGAAATTGGAGCGCCTCCTCGTCGGTGGGCCGCCGGATGGTGAACGGCTTGCCGGCGGCCTCGACGGTGGTTTCGCGGGCCTTGCGGATTTTGTCGATCAGGCTCATGGGTATCAGCTCGCGTAGTACGCCGGGCTGCCGAACGCCGTGATGGCGGCCGGGGAGACAACTTTGTCCTGCGCGCTGCCGGTGGGTGCGCCGGTGTAGCCGACGTAGCCGTTGAAGACCATGATCGGGCCTCCGGTGCCGAAGGTGAACTTGAAAGCGCGCTGGACCTGATCATCGGATGCCGCTTTCATGGCGATCTGGCCGGCGTCGGCCGCATCCCACAGGTTGTCGAAGCTGTAGGATAGCGGGTTGGCGGTGCCCGGGATCTGCGTCTTGACGTTTGCGTGAATGGTGGTGGTATCGATGAAATCGAAGTCGCCGCCGCTGGCCGACATGGTGGTGGCGGTGGTGATCGAGGTGCCGAAGGTGACCTTGTTGCAGGTGCCCGAGGTGAAGGCGTCGAAATCGCTGGTGTCCAGGCTGGCGGAGCCGGTGCCTTCGATCACGAACGAAACCGTGGTCGACACGGACAGCACGCGGAACACGCGGCCGTTGACCTGATGCATGCCCAGCACGTCGAACACGACGTAGTCGCCGGCACTGAAGTCGTGCGTGGCGGTGACGGTGGCGGTGGCGCCAACGGCGATGGCGGTGATGGTTTTGTCGGCGCCCAGGGCGGATTGCATGGCAACCGCCACACCGGACCATTTGCGAACTGTTGCCATGGTGTTTCTCCTTTTTTACAGACGAAAAAAAACCGCCCAGCGGGCGGTTGGTTGAAAAGCGTTAAATCAGGGGTAGGTAAATTCGAAATATACCGGCTCCATGTAGGAGTCGGCGGGCGGGTCGTACTCTTCGCCGGATTCGGCGATGCGGGCGTAGCGCATGCTGCTGGCGGCGATTGCGGCGCGCACGGCGGCGGCGGTATCGAGCGCGCTGGCGTAGGTGGTGCCCCAGCATTCGAACGCCACCTGGTAGTCGGTGGCGTGCAGGGTGCCATCGATGGTGACGATGGGCTCGGCGCCGAGGATGCGGTAGTTGACCAGCGGATAGGCGCTGCCTTCCGGCGCGACGTGCGGATACACGCGGCCGCTGGCCACGCCGGACAGCGCGCTGATGATGTCGGAGGTGAAGCTCATTCTTCCCGCATCCCTTCCCCGCAGATCAGTTCGATCACGCGGCTGTCTTCTTCCAGGTTGCGCACGCCGCTGATGACGAGCACGCGGCTGCCGTACAGCACGCGCCAGCTGGCGTCGATGGCGGCGATGGTGCTGGAATAGCGCACCTTGACGCGGTGGCTGACTTCGCTTTGCATCTGGCCGGCGGCGAGCATGTCGCGCACGGACAGCGGGCTGATGTCGGCCCACACGGTGGCCACGGTGGTCCAGGTGGTGGTGCGCTCGCCGGTGGTGGCCGACTGCGTGCCGCCCGGGCTTTGCAGGGCGACGGCCTTGTTGTAGACAGGGCGCGGGACGGCCATCAGGCGTAGACCTTCAGGTTGTCGAGCAGGCCGTCGATGGCGCCCGGCTCGGCGCCGTCGAGGTCGGCGCGGATCATGGCGGCGATCCACAGCTTGACCGCCTCGGGGGCGTCGGCGCCGTAGCCAGCGGTGTAGTTGACGGTGACGGCGTTGGCGGTGTCGTAGGTTTCCGGCCAGTCGGTTCCCGTGGCCGGCAGTACCCAGCCGGGCTCGCTGTGGGAGTCGAGCGAGTAGGCGGACGAATCGAGGGTCTGGGTGTCGCCGTTGATGTCGACGTAGGTGATGGACGAGATTGCCGTGATCGGCGGCCACAGCAGGCGGATTTCGTTGTCCGGGAAGGCGTCGAGCTTGAGCTGCCAGGTGGACACGGCCAGCGCGCGCTGGGTGATCTGCTCGGCCTGCAGCCGCAGCGCGGGGATCAAGAGCGCGATGCGGGTGTCGAAGTCGGTGCCGGTAAGCGGCAGCAGCGTCTTCACGTCCGCCGCGGTGACCGGCTCGGTGGTGGTGGTGATGCGGCGTGTGGTCATGTTCTGTGGCGTCTCACGGTTTGCGGTTATTCGGGTGTGGTCCAGCGGATGGTGATCTGCCAGGTGTCGCGCGTCGACAGCCTGCGCATCAGATCTTCGAATGCGGGGCGGCTGGAGGTGACGCCTGGAATGCCTTTGACGACGGCATGCGCGCGGCCGACCAGCACGCAGCCGTTGCTGTCGCTGGACCAGTTGCCGGGGTGGATCATGATCAGGCTGCGATCCTTGACGCCGGTGATCTCCCACCCCTGGTGGAACAGGTTGCCGCTGGTGCGGTAGACCATGGCGCTGGCACGCTGGCGCATTTCGTAGGTGCCGGCCGGGATGCAGCTTTTGCCTTTGGCGTTGTATTCCCAACGGCGCTCGATGGTGGGGAACGCGGTGCCGTCCGGCAGGCGCAGGGTGCCGAAGGTGCCCCATGGGGTATGCGCGGTGCGATCGAGTACGATCATTTGGGCTGCCCGGCGGATGGAGTACATAACGCCGCCCAGCCGGCCGCCCTGTCGCTGTCGCCGGCATAGGCGCGGCGCCAGGCGCCGACGGTGATGCCGTTGCATAGGGTCCACTCGGCAGTTTCGCGCACGTCGTCGGCGGCCTGCGCGCCGCGGGTGGCGGCTGCGGTTTGCGCGGCGTCGAAGCTGGCGCAGCCGTTGAGGATGATCGTCAGCAGCGCGGCAAGCAGGATGGAATATTTCATGCTTCGGTCTCCCAGTGTTTGGCGGGGTCGGCGCCCAGAACGGCCTGATACATCAACCAGCGGCGCCAGGCTGGCACGCCTTCGTGTTTCATCGCCTCGCGGAATACGTCGGCGGCGCCGCGCCAGCTGATTTTCACCAGCGGGTAGTGGAACCGCACCAGGTAGTCGTGGATGACGGCGCTGGCCTCGGCGGTGCCACCGGTGAGCCAGAAGGCGAACGGCGCGCGCGGCACGCTGGCAAAGTCGGTTTCGAAGCCAGCCTCGACGACGATCATCCCGTAGCGCTCGGACAGGTAGGCGAGGTCGGTCTGCAGCCGCCAGGTGCTGCGCCCGGTGCTGTCTGCCTCGCGCACCTTGGCGACGTTGAGCGCGGTGAGGAAACCGAACTTGATCTCCATCAGAACACCACCGTTTCCAGCCGCACGTCCTTGGCGCCGACAGATTCAAGCGCCAACGTGAGTTCGTCCTTGCAATGCCCGTGCATTTCGACCAGCGCCTGCTTGACGGCCTCGGACGCGGCGTCGGTGGACTCGGCGGCCAGGTCGTTGAACCAGATGTGGAGGTGGACGGTGAGTTTTCTCATCTGCGCAGGCGCGACATCTTGTCGCCCTCAAGCATATCGATCCGGCGCGCCATGTCGCGGTCGCGCCCGAGGTTGATTTCCTGATCGCGCCGAGCATCGTTCTGCGTGTACTGCGCGGCCTTGAATTCGGACACCATGGCGGTCAGCGTGTCGAGCTTGGCCGACTGCGTGGCAGCCCACCAAATCCAGCCGGCGGTTTGCACGATGAGCGCGAAGATGAGCGCAATGGGGATTTCACGCCCAACATGCCATCGGTCGTCTCGGCGTTCCATCGGACTTACTTCTCCGAGAAGAGGCCGCTGATCCGCTTGTTGGCGCGCAGGCGCCCCCACAGCGCGGTCAGCTCAAGCACGAGTATCGCGCCGGCATCGACCGCGGCCCCGACCTTCTCTGGCAGTCCGGCGACGTCTTCACCGATGTCGACGCCGCTCATCTTGGCGACGATGACGGCAATGGCCAGCAGCTGGGAAACGACGCCGACGCTTTTGATTGCGGCTTTTGTCTGATACATGGTGGCTCCTGGTGGGTTGCGGGGCAAGAAAAAGCCACCCGAAGGCGGCTGTGTTGGTTGTGCTATCCCTCAATCACTCGCAGGGGCGCGGTGATTTCGATGGGGGCGGATGGTGCGGGAGGTCATCAGGCCTACTGGATATGATTAATGGTCCACGTCGGCGCAGCCGAGTAGGTCGGCGTCATGGTATCGCCTGGGTTAAGGATGAACACTCCAGCGGTAAGACCGGTGGCAACCCCGTTGAGCGCAATTTCAGACACCGTTCCGCCGCCGACTGTGATTTGCTGTTTCCCGGTGCTCGCATTGGTGTACGCAACAGTTGATGCAGGGATGTCGAAACTCGCGGCAGTCAGAACAGAATTCACAAACCCGACAGCACCAAGCCTGGGGTTGTAGACACGCACACGCAAAGCATCCAACGTGTTGACACAGATAAAAAACTGAAGCTGATACCCCGATCCGGCTGATGGTACAGCACTTGCGGAGGCTGTCAGGTTGAGCAGCTTAGGCGTGTTGACCTGAGCATCTACATAACCGATTGCAGGTTCTGTGCTTGCCACGGCAGCAGAGATACCCCAATCGTTGTAGGCGGCGGCGGTGTAATTGCGCTGCCTGAACCCGAAACCAATGACAGATGATGCGCCACCGTTGCCGTCGTCAATGATGCACTTTACCCCGCCCTGGATTTTCTCGTTGCCGAGAAGGGCGTAGTACGGCGATACCGACGTGTTGAAGTTTGCCGAAAAATCAATTCTCGCCGTTGCCACACCTGAGGCAAGTGCGGTCGGCTGAAGGTCAATGTCGATGTACGATCCATACGAATCCTCCCCCACAGTCGGTGAGATGGCGGCCCAAGTAGATCCGCCTACGGCAGTGAGGAATACTTGATTCTGCGGAGTGGTGGGGTTGAACAGGTTGAGCATGTTCGGAGCTTTTGGCTCCGGGGAGTAAAACTGCGCTACCCGTTTGGGCAACCACTCACGTATTGCGGCAACGTCGAGCGCGGCTATGAGCTTTGCAGCAGCCGCATTAGGATGGATGCCGGTCGCATCGGAATACGCTGTGCTGAGATAGCCGTTCGCGTCCTTGAGCGGGGTCGCCACATCGACATACTTGATCGAGCTTGCTGGCAAGGTGGGAACCCACGCAGCCATTGAAGCATTGACCGCATCTACGATTACCTGTGCCGCCTCATAGTTCGTTCCGGGTGTGTTGACCGGATAGATCGCCTCGAAGAGAAGCCGCTTGCCTTGCTTGAGTATCTCTACGATGTTCTCTTTGAGATACCCAACGATGGTCGCAGCAGCTGTACCTGCAATGGCGTCATTCACGCCAAGCTGCATGACAACCACATCAGTGTATATCGCTTCAAGCGCCTTGATGGTTTTGCCATGCGTGGCACGGTCTGATGCTGTAAGAATGTCCCAGTTTGCGGCCGTTCCACCGGAATACCCAAAATTGTATTGAAGGTCGGCATCGCCCATCAAAGCCTCAACCCATGAGGCAGACCTGTATAACGTCTTTGCCGACGCAGATACGTCAAATGTCGGCGCTGTGATGGCCGTAACGTTTGCGCGGCTGTCTCCCCATGACGCAAGGATGTATGGGGCTGCAACCGCTGATCCGTTATTTAGCAGCGCCACCCCATCCGCCCCCACCAAGACGGTAGCGCCGTTGACGGTTTGCAGCAGAGACTGCGCGACCGTTCGTGCCGCTTTCAGTTTGAGTTCGCCGTTCTCAAGAACAAGAACCAGTTCCTCGCCATCAAGATCATCCGCAACAGGTACGCTCGGAAGGCTGATGCCTGGGACTTTGTATCGATCTGTCATTTCATCAGCCTTTCACGAGTGCGTTCGGGTGCGCACTGTGGTCGTAGCGCGCTTCGATCTCTTCTGCCGTGGGTATCTGCTCGCGCTCGGTGAACGTGAGTTTTGCGCGGCCGGCTTCGTCAACCTTGAGGTCGATGTTCAGGGTGTCGTAGCCGTAGAGCCTTTCCTGCCGGCTGTGCAGGGCGTCCATGAGGCTGCTGCTTTTGGCGATGGCGATTTTGATGCCACGGGCGACGGCGACGCCGAGCCAGAATTCGACGCAGGCGCGACCCTTTTCGGCGTCGTGGGCGTTTGGATAGGTGTAGTCGCAGCCGAACAGGCTGATGCGCTTGGCGCCGATGTGAATGGCGTAGGCGACGGCATAGGCGGCGGTGCTGTTGAAATAGTCGTGGCCGAGGTGGTTGAGCACGTCCTCGAGCGGGTATTCGACCAGGCCTGGATAGTCGGGGTGGGCGCGGCTGGTGACGATGGGGCCGGGGTGAACGCGCAGCCATTCCATCATGCGGGCGATGTTGCTCTCGGGCAGCGCGCCGGCGCGGCGCTCCTGGATGCGGACGTCGTCCATATGGAAGATGCGGTCGCACATGATGGTGCCGCCGACGGCGTTGATGCCCCAGACTTCGTCGCAGAAGGCGTGTTTGCCGCCGAGGCGCTTGGTGATGTTGACGTATTCTTCGAGGCTGGGACCGAGGCCGAGGATGGCGATGTGTTCGGGGCCGGGGGCGGCCGGCGTATGCTGCTCGGGCGCGGCTTCGGTATCCTCGCGGACCATCTGATGCAGGTCGGCGGTGCGCACGCAGTAGGCGACGATGGTGCGGGCCGGGTAGTAGGCCGCGCCGTCGCGCAGTTCTTCGACGTCGGACTCGGGGCCTTCCTGGCGGCCGAGGCGGGCGACGGACCATCCGCATTCGTTGAGCAGGCCGATGAATTCGTGGATGGTGTAGTGGCGGTGATGGAAGGCGACGGTGCTGCCGTCGGGCTGGCGGTAGGGGAAGCCGTCTTCGTCGGGGACGCTGCACAGCAGGATGGGGGCAGCCGCAGCGGCGGCGCGCAGCATGGGGCGCGGATCGGCGATATGTTCGATGCCTTCGAAGCAGACGGCGGCGTCGTTGAAGTCGAAGGCGACGTCCGCGCTGCCAAGGTCGCCGCGCAGATGTTCGATGTTCGCATGGCCGTGGTGGCGCTTTGCGTAGACCAGGCTCTCGCCGTCGATGTCCCACGCTTCGACTTTGCATCCTGCCTCGGCCAGCAGTTTGCTTCCATAGCCGATGCCGCAGCAGAGGTCGAGCACGCGCGCGCCTTTGAGCTGCTGGGCAGCCCATTGGTAGCGGGCGCGGTGATCGGCGCGGATCTCGTTCATGTTGGGGGTGACTTGTCTTTCGCCGCTTAAAAGCATGTTCTGGCCTATCTCATCCATAGGGTTGATGGGTGCCGGGTTGCACGGCGGCGGACGGGATGAGCGCCCGCCCCATTCTTGAAGCCTTACCCGGGCTTAGGGGTTGTCGGTCGGGGCGATCGACGGGTTGTGCAGGACGGCGGTGGAGCTGATCAGGGTGCCGGCGGTGGCGGTGCTCTTGATGTTGCACTGGACGTAGCGCTTGTCGCCGCGGTAGCCGATGCGGGTGGTGACGTTTTTGGTGGTGCCGCTGGCGCGGGCGCCGGCTGCCACGCCTGCCAGCAGCTCGGTGCCGAGCAGGTCGGCGTCGGCGACGCTGGTGAGCGAGCCGGTGGCGTCGCCTTCCTTGACGGTGACGGTGATGACCGCTGTCGAGGAGGTGATGCTGCCGATGGCGTTGATGAACTCGACGCCGCCGTAGCCCTGGCGGTCGATGACTTTGCCGGTTTGGCCGGTGCCGGTGGTGCCGACCGCGACGGGCGCGATGGCGACCTTGGTGCGGGCGTTGTTGTGGAGGTCGTTCATGGTGGTGTCCTTTCAGTTCAGGAAATGAAAAAGGCCCGCGCGGGGCGGGCCTTTTTGGTTGGCTTTGGATTGCTGCTGTTAGGCGGCGAACTTCATCAGCTTGATGGCTTCGAAGTTGTAGATGCCACCGCCGGCGCGGCGGGTGAAGTTGAACTTGGTCACGCCCTTTTGCGTCAGGTTGTCGCGGATCAGCACGGTGCCGCGGCGGTTGACGATGGCATAGCCGCGCTGGAAGTTGCCGTAGGCCATGGACAGGCTGTTGGCGGCGACAACGGGCATGTTGTCGTCGACCTCGACCGGGCTGCCGAGCAGACGGCCGCCGAAGCCGGCGGTGGTGTCGGGCTGCCACAGGTAGTAGGCGCCGGAGCTGTCCTTCATCTGGCGCACCGATGCGAGGGTGGCGTCGGACATGAGGAACACGGCACCGTTGCGGTACTGCGCCTTGAGGGCGTGCTGCAGGTCGATGATCTTGTCCGCCGGGGCGACCGAGGCGAAGGCGCCGGATTTGCCGGATGCGATGTAGCCGACCTTGCCCCAGGCATACGAGGCGTTGGCAACCATGTCGTAGGCGGTGATGCCGCGCGCCTTGCCGACGCCGTTGCCGCTGATGTACTCGGCGCCCAGGCCTTCGGCGAAGGCGATGGCGGCTTCGTCGGCCAGATCCATAGCCAGGTCGATGTCGGCATCTTCCAGCGTTTCGTTCTCGACCCACGGCTCGACTTCGGCGTTGTGCGCTTCGATCTCGACCTTGGCCCAGTTCGGCGGGGTGGTTTCGCCGGAGGTGCCGCCCTGTCCGGGGCGGGCCATGGTCATGCCGCTGGTCTTGGTGCGCTTGGACCATTTCTGGGTGCCGACGTTGACGGTGCGGGCAATGCGGAACATGGCCGACAGGGTGGGCATCACGCGGTCGATCTGGGCATCCATCTCTTCGGTGACCAGGTAGCCGGCCGAGGTGTCGATCAGGCTGGAGATCGCCTTGCGCTCGATGTCCTTGAGGCCGTTGGTGTCGCCCTTGGTGAGGTAGCCGTGCAGCGCCTGCTTGTGCTCGACCTGCTCGGAGGTGAGGCCCTTGCTGTCGCCCATGTTGGGGCGCTGCAGCTTGAGCATCTGGTCGGCGATGTCCTTGGACAGCTTGTCGAGGTCGGCGTTGATGGTGGCGACCTTGGCGACGACGTCTTCGGCGGCGTGGCCTTTCTGCTCGATTTGATCCAGGCGGGCGTCGTTGGCGGATTTGAATTCCTCCCAGGCTTTGCCCTGGGCGTCGATCAGGTTCTTGATTTCGAGTACGTCAGACATGGTGGAGTCCTTTCACGGAATTGATGTTGCGGGTAAGTGATGCAGCGAGTTGCGCCAGGTCTGCTTCCGCTTCACGTGGATCGGCCGACTTGATGCGTGCGATAAGGCCTTTGGCCTCACCTTGTGAAAAACCACCCACATCCCGTAGGTAATCTTCGATTTCTCTGATGCTTGAAAGCTGGTCCAGGCTCTTGACGCTGCCGACACGGGCGAGCCGGTTGGCAGGGAATGTCACCGGGCTGATTTCGATGAGGTCGATGCGCTTGAGCGTGCGGCGCGGGTCTTCCGGCTTGCTGCGCGGAGCGAAGTCCTTGGCGATGTAGCCGATGCTCATGCCGTCGATGGCGGGCCGCGGCTCCATCTTCATCAGGGCGTACAGCTCGCGCCCGCGCGGAGTGTCGGCGAACTTGCCCTCGACCTTGAGGCCGTGGCCGTCTTCGGCCAGACTGGTCCAGATGCCGACCGGGGTCATGTCTTCGGCGCTCATGCCGTAGCCGCCGTGCTGGCTGAGCATGGCGGGCCACGGCTGGCGGCCGGCCTGTGCGTCGGACAGGTAGGACGCGAACGCGCCGGGCTGGATAACGTCGCCGTAGGCATCGACGTTGCCGAAGACGGCGCCGTAGCCGGAGAAGGTCATGGTCTCGGTGCCGGTGGATGCGTCGGGCGGCGCGAGCTTGATTTCGTTGAATTGGCAGGCAAGGTGGCGCATGGTCAGGCTCCTGTCGGTGCGGGTGCGGCCGGCACGTTGGTGGCGACCGGAAGCTGGGAGGCGATGCCGCCCATGGGGTTGAGTTCGTCGAGCGCGCGGACTTCGTCCTGCGTCATCCAGGCCGGCGAGCCGCCGGCGCCGAGCGCTTTGCTGTAGTAGTTGGCGCGGGCTTCGTGGCTGCCGCGCATGAGTCCAGCCAGGTTGTGGCGGAAGAAATAGCCGTCGCGGCGTTCCTGCTCGGTGAGCAGCTGCAGGTCGAGGCGCTGTTCGATGCGGACATACCACGGGCCCATGCTGTGGACGACGTGGGCGAGGAACATCTGCTCGCTGCTGGCGTAGGTGGCGGTCTTTTCGGCCTCGCCGACCATGATGGGCAGAATGCGGAAGAAGCGGCACACTTCGCTGACCTGGAAGCGACGGACTTCGATCCACTGCGCCTGATCGTTTTGCATGGCGCGCGGCTGGTATTTCATGCCGCCCCAGAGGACGGCGGTCTTGTAGGCGTTTGAGAGTCCGCCCTGGGCTTCCTGCCACGAGGTTTTCAGGGCGTCCGACTGTTCCTTGTTCAGGGTCGCTTCGGTCGTCAGCAGGCCGCCCGGCATGGCGCCGTTCTTGAACAGGCGCGAGCCATGTTCTTCGGTGGCCAGGGCGAGTCCGATGGCTTCGCGCGCGAGGCGGATGCCGTCCAGGCCTTCCAGCGCGTTCCAGCTGGGGCCTTTGAAGTGCAGCATGTTTGCGGCTGGCACTTCGATTTCATCCCCTTTGCCGCCGAAGCGGACGAAGTAGCGCAGGCCGCCGGCGCTGGCCAGTTCGGTGCGGACGTTGTCCGGAATCAGCGGCAGCAGTTCGATCGACTGCGCGCGGCCGATGCCGATGCGGTTGATGTAGGCATAGCTGCGGTTGAGCAGCGCCAGGTGCAGGCCGTAGGTCTCGCGCCATTCGTAGCTGGTGGTGTGGCTGTTCGGCGCGGTGGAGATGATGTTGTAGAGCGGGTGATCGCGCGCGGGCTCGGATCCGCCGCCGGGCAGCGCGCGGTAGAGCTTGAGCGGCACTTGGGCCAGGCCTTCGGCGATGACGCGCGAGCACGCCATGGCGGTGGACGCCTGCAGTGCGGTCTCCCATGTGACGCGCACGCCGGCACGGCTGGCGGACTGCTCCAGCAGTTCGAGCGCGAGGTCGGACGGGCGGACGGCTTTTTTGGCCCAGGGCCAGATAAGTTTCACGGATTACCAGACCTCGATTCCGGGTTGTGGGGTTTCTTCGCGTCCAGCCATCGCACGCCCAAGCGCCATGATCAGCGCGACGACGCCGTCGATCTTGTTTTCTTCGCGCTCTTTGCGCGGGTAGATGTTGTCTTTGGCGTCGCGGTGGCAGACGACGTTGGATACCATCCACGTCAGCACCGGGTCGCCGTCGTGCTCGATGTTGCCTTCGAGCACGAGCTTTTCCAGTTCCTTCATCGGCTCGCTGAAGTTCAGCACGGTGGGCCGCATCTCGACCATGGGCAGGCCTTCGGCCTGCATGCGCTGGCTGAACTGCATGGCCTGGAACGGGTCGTAGGGCGCTTCCACCAGCTGGAAGCGGCCGGCGTCTTCCTTCAGGTCGGTCTCGATGCGGTCGTAGTCGACCACGTTGCCGTCGGTGACGACGAGCTTGCCCATGCGCGCCCAGCCGCTGTACTGGCTGTTGCGGCCATCCTCGGCGGCGTGTTCGGGCAGGTAGTAGGTGCCGAAGGTGAAATACTTGGTGCCGCGGCGGAACAGCCGGATCTTGGCGGCGATGTCGACCTTGCTGGCGAGGTCGAATGCGGCCAGGCACTCTTCGCCTTCGAAGTCGTCGATCTTGAGCGCCGGGTTGCCGCAGCGGTCCCAGGCGCGCATGTCCATCCAGGCGCTGTCGGCGTTGACCCAGACGTTGAGCCGCTTGGTGAGAAAGTTGTTCTGCGCGGAAGGCTTGTTCATCGCCTCGCGCGCGCTGCGTTCGAAGTCGTCAGCCAGGACCGAGACGCCGTAGTTTGGGTTGGCCTTTGGCCACACCGCCGGGTCGGTCCAGTCGTCGTCGTCGTCGAGCGTGTAGATCACGCCGAAGTAGCGCTCATCGTCGAACACGCCTTCGAGCACCTTGACCACGTAGGTGCGCTGCTCGTAGCAGATGCCGGCGCGGTCGCTGCCGGCGGTGGTGATGCTGGCCAGCAGGCTCTGGTCGCGCGCGCCGCGGGCGGTGTCCAGCACGTCGTAGACGTCGCGCCGCTTGTGGGCGTGCAGCTCGTCGATGATGGTGCAGTGCGGGTTCAGGCCGTCAAGCGTCGAGCCTTCCGCGTTCAGCGGCTCGAACTTGCGCGCGTCGTCCGGCATGTAGAGCCCATGCCGCTGCGGGTCGATGCCGCCGCGGATGAAGTCCGCCTCGCGCAGCACCATCTGCCGCGCCACGTCGAACACGATGCGCGCCTGGTCGCCGGTGGTCGCCGCGCTGTAGACCTCGGCGCCCGGCTCGCCGTCGGCCGCCAGCATGTAGAGCCCGATGCCGGCGGCCAGCGTCGACTTTGCATTCTTGCGCGCCACCTCCAGGTAGCAGGTGATGAACCGCCGCAGCCCGGTTTCGCGGTCTACCCAGCCGAACAGGTTGCAGATGATGAAAACCTGCCAGTCCTCCAGCACGATCTTCAGCCGCTGCCGTGCCCACTGGCCCTTGATGTGCGGCAGGTGCTCGATGAACGTGCAGGCCCGCGTGGCCAGCGCTTCATCGAAGCGCCAGTTCCAATCGGTGCGGGCCAGGTCTTTCAGGAATCGCTCACAGGCCAGGCGCGTGAGCTTGCAGGCGACAATCTCGCCCGCGATCACGCGCTGCGCGTAGCGCACAGCGCGTTCGAAGTAGGACATGGGTTACTTCATCATCGAGCCGATGCTCGGCTTCTCGTCTGCGGTGCCTTCAAAAAGGTCAGGCTGAACATCGCTCGGCGTGACGCGCGTTCGCGCAGCTGGCGACATGCCGAATTCGGCGAGATACTTGATGCACTGCTCCATTGCCTTGTTGCTGATGTTGAGCCATGCGGACTGCACCTCGAACCCGTTGGGCGTTTCGGTGACCATCCCCTTTGGCCCAGCCATCAGCAGGATCGATTCCGCTTCGCAGTAGCGGCCCCACGCCGTGCAGTACATAGACAGCGCAGCGCGGTCGATCTGGGAGATCAGCCCGAGCTTCTTCAGCTCGACACCGACGCGCTTCCACTCTTTCAGCGCGGCGCCCTTCAAGTGAGGCGGCGGCTTCGGAATCTCGACGACAGGCGAAATCGAATCGCGCAACTGGGAAGCGGTCAACTTGCTCGGGTTCCCGTGCAAAAGGTGCACGTTCTTCGGCAGTGGTCTCGGTCCTCGCTGTCCCATTCATCTCACCTCGGGGTATACCCCCCCTATAAACTCCCGCACGCGAAAAAACGACTTGGGGCACGGTGTACGGGTGGTGGGGTGCAGAGATTTTGCCCCCCCCTACCTGATGACCCGGCGCTCCAGCCGTGATTTTGCTTTGTGGCACTCGAAGCACAGCAGCTCTTTGTTGCTGTCCGCGTCAGATCCGCCGGACGCCAAAGGGATGATGTGATCTACCTGTTCTCCGAGAGTGACGTGGCCTTGCCTTAAGCACTCCTGGCAAAGCCCTTTGTCCCTGCGCTTAATGCGCTCTCGGTCGTTGACACCGGATCGGCCGGTCTTACGCTTGCCGTGTGAACCGTGTCGACTCTGTTCGTATGGGTGCCTGGGGCAGCGTGAGCCGCCGTACACCAGCACGCCGCACCCGGGGTAGGTGCAGGGTCTTGGGGCTGCTACAGGCATGAAAAAACCCGCTTTTGGCGGGTTGTGGGGTGACAGCTAATCTCAGCGTACATGCTTTGTAGCAAAACCGTCCGACGAGGTCAAGAACTTTTTTAGATGAATCTCATCGTCGCCGATTTGCAGCCACTCCATGATGCTCACATGGGCGTCGTGGATTCGCGTGAATAGCGTGGTGCGACCGATGCCGAGCGCTTTGGCATGCGTCTCGACGGTTCCCGCGCGCAGGTAGAACTGCTCGACCACATCGCGCAGGGGAGCCTCCAGCCGGTGCACGGCCTGCTCGATCTCCCATGCCTCCTCGTTGGCGATCGGCGAACGAAGCGTGGTGGCGTTCGGCGTCAGCCGCGAGAACGCGCACTGGCTCGGGTAGCCGAGCCCCACCACCTTGCGACCACCGACGACCCAGATAGCCCACACGTTGAGCTTGGCGTTGATGTGAGTGATCATGCTGTGGCCCTGTGCTGGCGTTGCGGGTAGCGTGCATGCGGCACGATCAGGCGTTCTCCGGCACGGCTGAGCTGGTTTTCGAGGAAGCGCTTGAGGTCGCGGTATTTCTTCCGGTTTGCCGGGTTCGACAGGTACACCGCCGCGCTGCGCACCTGGTGACGAACCCACTCCTCGGCCATGTCTGGCGACCAGTGATCGGGGTCGACCAGCCTTCGGTATCGTTCCACCCATCCGTCGAGCACTTCGGGTGCAACCTGGAATGCATTCCGTTCGGTATCGAAGATCACCGAAGCGTCGCGCACGCGCTCGTGCGCGCTTCTGGTGGTTAATACTGGTGGTTCTTCCTTATAGGGTGAGGAACATGGTTCCTGTCCGGACGAGGAACATGGTTCCTGTCCGGATTCGACCGGAGAGGAACGTGGTTCCTGTCCGGATTCGACTTCATCCACGCCTTCCTGTGGAATTGTTTCGACGTCCACATCGATGTTGAACGTGTAGTAATTCGAGGTCGACCCGCCCTTTACGAATGTTCTTCGCTGCACCCCGATCAACCCAACGTCGCGCAGCACATGAATCGCCTTCCGCACCGCACGCTCCGTCAGACTGGTTTCGCGTGCCAGCAGCTCCTGACCAGGGTAGCACCTGCCATCCTTGTCCCCATGCTCAGCCAGAACGATCAGGACAAGCTTCTGCGTCGCCGTCAGCTGCTGACGGATCGCCCATTTAACAAGATTGACGCTCATGCTGCCTTCTCCCCATATCCGATAAGCCGGCCCATCAGCCGGCCGGATTCGATGTGGTACTGAATCCACCCATCCGCCGCCAACCCGTCGAGCACCTGACGCAACACCACCTCAAGCATGCTGCACTGGATGCACAGCGGGGCAACGTCGAACCCAAGCCCGCCATCGCAGCTCACCCCATCCGACAGTGCCAGCAACACCAGCTTCTGCAACGGCGGAATCTCCGCCTCCCACGCATCCACCACCGCACTTGTACTCATGCCTGACCTCCCAAAAATCGCGCGGAAATTTCCGCCGCAAAAAACGCCTGTGGCGCGATCAAATCGCCAGGCTCACATATCCACGTAGGATGCCTCGCGTCCGCCGCGTGGCGGTGCCTTGCTGCCCCGCGTTGGCCTGTTCGCACGCTCCACCATCGACGGCACCGGCGCATCCGGGTGGCGATCCTCGAACCGCACGCACTCGCCACGAAACCCGACATGCACCGTCCCGGTCGGGCCATCGCGCTGCTTTCCGATGATGATCTCGGTGATGCCCTTGTCAGGGCTGTCTTCGTGATAGACCTCGTCGCGGTACACGAACAGGATCACGTCCGCGTCCTGCTCGATGCCGCCCGACTCGCGCAGGTCGCTCATGATCGGGCGCTTGTTCGGCCGGTTTTCCAGCCCGCGATTCAGCTGCGACAGCGCGATCACCGGCGCGTGCAGCTCCTTCGCCATCGTCTTCAGCGCGCGCGACACCGCCGCCAGGTCGTTTGCCCGGTTGTCCGTGCTGCGCGCGATCTCGATCAGCTGCAGGTAGTCGATCACCACCAGATCCAGCCCGCCCAGCTCGCGCGCCAGCCTCCGGCAGCGCGCGCGGATTTCCTGCACCGAGATGCTGCCTTCGTCATCCAGGTAGATTTTCGTTTCGCGCAGCTTCATGCTGGTCGCGTGCAGGCGCTCGAATTCGGACTGGCTCACCCGCCCCACCCGCACCCGCTGCTGGTGCACCTGCGTCGCGCTCGACAGCATGCGGATGCCGAGTTGCTTGTTCACCATCTCCAGGCTGAAGAACGCCACCCGCGCGCCGCTGTTCATCGCCGCGTTCTCGGCGATGTTCATCGCCAGCGTGGTTTTACCCATCGACGGGCGCGCCGCCAGAATCACCAGCTGGCCAGGCTGCAGCCCCGTCGTCAGCTTGTCCAGCCTGGCAAACCCGGTCGCCAGCCCCGTCACGTCCGACACCGCCTTGCGCGTCATCAGGTCGTCGATGTGCGCGATCGTCTCTGCCATCACCGTGCCCACGTGCTGCAGACCGCCGGTGCGCTGCACCGCCGAATCGGCAATCGCCATCATCCGCGCCTGGGCGAATTCAAGCAGATCGCGCGCCGCCATCGTGCCCGTCGCGTAGACCTTGTCCGCGATCTCATTGGTCGCCGCAATCAGCCGCCGCATCAGCGCCCGCTCGGAAACGATCTCGGCGTAGCGCACGATATTCGCCGCGCCCGCCGACGCCGACTGCAACTGCACCAGATACGGCAGTCCGCCCACCGAATCCAGCGACCCGCCGCGCTCCAGCGCTTCCGCCAGCAGCACCACGTCAATCCCCCTGCCGGACTCGATCAGTCCCAGAAACGCGCGGAAAATCAGCCGGTGATCCAGCGTAAAAAAATCCCCCTCCCCGATCAGGCTGGCGATCCGGTCCCAGGCCGTCGGGTCCATCAACAGCGCGCCCAGAATCGCCTGCTCAGACTCCGTGCTGTGCGGCGCGGCCTTGATGCCGCTGGCGGCGGCGGCGCCCATCAGAAGGGAACATCGTCGAATGGATCAACCCCGGCATCGGCCGGGGCGGCGGCAGGCTGCGCAGGCGCCGCAGCCGGCGCTGAATCTGCCCCCGCCGCGCGCCCGGCAAACTCCAGCACCACCACCCGCCCCACCAGCTTCGGCTTGCCAGGCGTGCCGTCCTGCCGCGTCCATTCATCCAGCCGCACATCGTCCAGCGCCACATCCAGCGCCGTCCCCTTCAGCAGATGCGGCGCCAGCGCCTCCGCGCGCTTGCCGAACAGCGCCGCGTCGACCCACTGCGACGCCCGCTTGCCGTTCGTCCCCCAGTTGTACGCCAGCGCCATATTCAGCACCGGCGTGCCATCGCCCAGGTAGCGCAGGCTCGCATCGCGCCCCAGGCGCACCAATCCCGTCAAAATCATTTCTTCCCCCTGGTTTTCAATGTTTTAACCGCCTCGGTCCGCCGCTCGATCACCGGCTGAACCCCGTCCGGCCCGCGTTCGCCGATCTCGCGGCCGTTTTCGCTAGCCCACACCAGCCTCACATCCGGCCCGAACGCCTCGCGCATCTCGTCCACGAAGCGCGCCGTCTCCGGAAACATCGCCCGGTTCTGCGCTGCCCTATCCTGCTGGTCCTGGCTCATCGATCGCGTCTCAGCCCTCAGCAATCTGCCGGGCGCGGTTCAGCAGCTCCTCGCCTGCGGCGAAGAATTCCAGCATCTCGACCTGCAGCCCATCGACCTCTTTCGAGGTCAGCTTTCCGTCAGACAGCGCTTTGTGGAACTTCCCCGAGAAATCGCCCAGCTCGCTCATCAAGCGCGTGTAGGTTTCCAGCAGCGCAGCGTCAGAAACCCCCGCCTCCACACGCGGAATCGGTGGCAGGTAGCCCAGATCCTCACACTGCGCGCGCAGGATTCGGTGGTCACCCGTCACACCCATGATCCGCTGCGCCTCCAGCATCGTCAGGTGATGCGTCGTCGTGTTCTGATTCACCTTCGAATTCAGCACCGTCGGATTCATCCCGACGCGCGGGGCCAGGCTGATCGCCCCGCCCGGGTAATCGTGCACAGTCGCGTATGCCGCATCACTCACGTTCATAAAAACCTCCGAAAAACGCTGAACACAGAAACCGGACCCCCTACGATGCCCTCATGGACACACGCGAAAAAAATCCCCGGCCGGGACAGCGCCGTGGCAAGTTCGGAGGAGACAACGGCAGACAAACGGCCTGCCAGCGCATGCTCGATGGTCATTTTCCCGACTCATCCCTGAACGTCCCGATGGCGCCGGTTTCTTCCAGCCGGGAAACGATTACATTGGCCAAATGGACACGCTTTTTGATCACATCGACGATCACTTCCTCGATCCACTCGGCAATATCCTTACCCTCGGTCTCGGCGATCACCTTCGCCGCGGCGTGCTTGTCGTGGTCCAGTTTCAGTCTTACGTCCTTGCGTTCGAGGCTCATTGTTTTTTTATCCCAAAAAAATCCCCGGCCAGGACAGCGCCGGGGAAAGGTCGGAGGAGGCGGCAGACAAACGGCCTGCCAGCGTGGTGCTGGTTGCAAGGGCGGGAGTCGAACCCGCGACCTCCGGGGTATGAACCCGGCGAGCTGCCACTGCTCCACCTTGCGATTGATTCATGCGGCGACCTGGCTTTCTGGCGTGTTGATCGGCTTGTCTTCGATCACCTGTTTATGCAGCGCCACGATGGCCACACCGAGGTCGTATTTAGGATTTTGGTTGGTTCGCTTGATGCGGTTGATGGTTGGCTGCGACGCGCCGACGAGCTGCCCGATTCGCTGTTCGGTCAGCCCTTCCTCGATGAGTTCTTCGATCATTTTGGTGAACATGCACACGAGAATAATACATCGATGAATACTTTGCAATATGCACCCGTGTATTTCCATCCAATCGGCGTCATCGGGACAATGCGGCGTATGGCACAACCCACGATAAATAGCGTGCTGACCACCCTGATGGCGCGCAAAAACATCAATGCTCACCAGCTCGCTGCTGAACTGGTGAAAGACGACCCTGCACCGGAGGAACAAAAAAAGAACTATCAGCCGACGATCTGGCGCATCCTTGACACGCCGGACTACACCCCGACGCTGCCGACGCTGCGCGTGCTGGCGGCTTATTTCGAGGTGACGGTTTCGCAGCTCATCGGCGAAACTCCGCTGGAATGCGACGACGATACTGACGCGGTGTTGAGGGCCATGCAGGCCATGGCTCCATACAGGAAAGCAGCCCTTGTCAGCATGGCGCGCACCCTCGCCTCAGACGATGCGAGGTCGGCGACCGCAGAACCTGCCGCGCCATCTGACACTGGCCATACGGAGGCACGCCAGCCACCTAAACGCCCCGCCACGGCCGTCACCGGCGGTCCACCTAAACACCACCGCGCAAAAAAAACTGGGAAGCAGGAGAAGGAGAAATGAAGCCGCCCTTCACCATGATGCGAGCCACGATCTCGCACGACACGGTAGAGGCGCTGGAATTTCTGCTGCACGAGGCCAAGCGCGGCGAAGTGATTGGGCTCGCCTACGGCGCGATCATGAAGCGCCGCGCCTGCATCGTCGACACAGCCGGGGAAGCCTACCGAAACCCGCTATTTGCCCTGGGCGTGGTGTGCATGCTATCGGACGACGTAGCCAGCCGAGCAAGGGATGGGAACGAATAAAAATATCAATAAGATTGAACTGAAATTCGAATAACCAGGGGAGAAAGCAAAAATGGAAGTTGCGATCACACTGCTCGTTATTGTCGGGCTTGGGTGGTACCTGTTTCACCTTTTCGCCACCAGCGATACGGCACCTCCATCAAACCGCGTTACCATCAAATACTACAAGGACCGCGACGAGGCGGTAAGCGATGACCATACGCTGTGCGGAGAAGGCGAATTCGACCAAGAAATCGTCGGCGAAGCCAGTTATCAACCGGCCATTCATGTTGTCGCGACATCCCTGCCGCCTGGGCACAATATCGTCCAAGCCACCATCGAGTTGGAAGACAACAACCCACACGACAACAACGCAGTCGTCATAAAAATCGGCGGACAAACCGTCGGATACCTGGCGCGCGCCACTGCTCGCGCATACAGAAAATTAGTGAAGCAACGCAATCTTCCATCTGTCGCCACCGTCCCAGCGATGATTCGCGGCGGCGGAGGAGATTATTATGGCATCTGGCTTGGCATCCCCGAAATCGACTGACCGCGCCGCCATGAGCGACAAACACACTGCCCTGCCGCCCAACGTCCCGCCGCAGCCCTCGCCGCAGCCAGAACGCCGGGAACAGGCTAAAGTCCCACCCAGGCCAGCGCGGTAAGCAGAAACACCACCGGACTGGCGACCGCCATCAGGCGCGCGCGGTCGAGCCACGCGGCCACCGCGTGGTTGCGGACGCGCGTCGCGTCGATGCGCGCCTGCAGCCCCTTCAGCTCGCCCATCCTGTCCATCTCCAAAGTCCACCCCTCCTGCCATAGGTTGTCCGGCTCGTTGGCCGGCACTGGCAGGTCGCGGCTGAGAATGCATTCCACAACCAGCACCGCTGCCGACAACGTCAACCAAACCGTGACCGCCGCCACGCCGGCGCCCACCGCCGTCACCGGACCGTACTCCAGCACCCTCACCACGTAGGCCAGCGCGGCGCCCATGCCCGCGAGCAGCACCATCAGCGTTTGATGCGCCTCGCGCGCCAGCGTCTCCGCGTTCTGCAGCCGGAAGCGAAGATTCTCCCGCCCGGCTTCGTCGATCCATTCAATCCTGCGCAGTTTTTCCGTATCCATTAAGTCCCCCTCCCGTCGGATAAGCATACCAATTGACTCGCCCACACCGGGCGCGTTTTTATTTTCTCACGAATTATTCATACATGTATTGACAGATAGAATACATGGATGAATAATCCTCCCAAGCCGCCCAAAACGGCCCCGGCATCGCTGGCCGACCGAACAGCGACGAAGCCTGAATACGAGACAGGCCGTAATGGTGAGGGGGCGAGAGTGCATGCCTCTGGAACGAAAGCGCCATGACAAGCCGGGAGAGCACCGGCCCAATCAACCCAATGGGAGTCGACATGCAGACAATGACGCTTACCGAACAAGTCCTGGCGCGCACCTGGATGGCCACGCCGGACAATTCATCGTGCTGGTATGACCGCTTTGAGGAATTCACCCGCGTGGCCCGCGTGCTGGAGGCAGAAAACCTGCCCGTGGGCGCCGAGCTCTACCGCGAAGCCGCGCAACAGGCGCTGAACCGCGCGACCTACCAGATGCGCATGCCGCGCTCGACGCTTGAGGATGTGGCAGCATGATCCCGGCACCCTACTCCCGCCCGCTCGGCATCGCCGATCTCGTCCGCAGGCACGGCGACACCTGGATGTATGAGGGAATCAACTTCGCCCACCGAATCCATGACGACCGCCTGAGAAAGGCTTACCTGTCGCTGCTGCAGCCTAATTCGTCTGATGTCACCGACGGGCACAAGATGTACTTTTACACGAAACGGATATATTCCAGGCCGATCAACGATGTGCGGGGCAGACCATGAACGGCCTGCACACCCGCCACCAGCTCGCGCGCGCCGCCGGCCGGCCGCAACACAACGGCGACACCAGGCCCATCGACCGCTTCATCGCGCTGGCCTGCGCAATCGGCCTAATTGTGATCCTGGCCGAGCAGCTGTTCCGGCAGATGTTTTCGCAGGTGGGCGTATGAGCGCGCCGACGTCAGGCACAGCACCCTGGTGCCCGCTGCCGATCACCAACACCAGGCGCGGCTATGTGTCGTCCCACGACACCAACGTGGCCGAGACAATCCGCCAGCACGCCCCGATAATGGTCTGCCCCGTACGAGGGATGCAGGACGACTACGAAACCGTGCAGCAGCACGACTGGCTTGACGCGGGAGGTTTTCGATGAACGGAGAGAACACGATAAATGCCAGCAGGCATTTCATCCTGAACGACGCCGGCGGCGTGACCTACACGCCGAGCATGCAGCCAAGCCAGGACTCCGGCCGCAACCTGCTGCTGGCCGACGTGCGCGTGCTGGTGGCCGCCACGCAGGATCTGAGCCAAGCGCACCGCGAATGCTGGCCGCACCCCTATCCGGTGCCGGCCGACGTGCACTGCGCGCTGCTGGCGGCCGACTATGCCATGGCCCGCGTGCGCGGCGGCGCGCTTCGGCGGCTGGCGGAGCAGGATTTTCCGGCGCTGGGCACACGGGCGCCGGCCGACGCCGGAAGTGAGATCGAGCGGCTGCACCGTGAGAAAGAACAGTTGCATTCATTATTGGCTGAATGGGAGGAGGGTGTTTACGACGGCCCAGACTTTCTGCGCCGGGTTCGGCTGGCGCTGCATGGTGACACACCTATGCGTGTGGTTCCGACGACCCAGCTAAGGTGCGCGATTAAAGACCAACGCAAGGCCGCTGACGCTCGCGGAGCGTCCCGCCTTGAGCGATTTGTTGGGCACAGGAGATAGCGATGGGAACAGCAACGACGACGGAAACACTGAGAGCCATAAAAGACCACCGCTGCTCTTGGTGCGGCCAGAAAATTGAAACCGGAGGCACATACCACCGCTGGCGTTACTTTGGCGACGACGGGCCAACGGTTGTGAAAATGCACCCTGAGTGCGAAGACGCACGAATTGAAGCCCGCAACGAAGACCCCGACTTTGAAGAATGGTGCGAGGCAGATAACCCGCGTGGGTGCGCTTGCGGGTTTGATTCAGGCTGCGATAAGTGTGGCGGTAAGGGGCTGGTGCCCAACGACTGAATTCAGGGGCGGGCGGATTTTCGCCCGTCCCGCTGGAATGATTTGTTGGGCACAGAACTATTGGATAACGGAATGCGATTGGTGTTTTGGATTGGCGCACGCGCCACCGGAGACAGCCGGATAACCCTGTTTCAATTTGAGAGCGGACGCTGGGCCTACCGCGAAGGCTGGAAGGTTTCAGTTTCGCTGCACCGCCGGCTGTTCTTTTGGCAGCGGCAATACCGGGAAATTCGCGCCACGCTGCTGGGGCTGAACATCCACTGGCGCGGCTCATAACAATGAGGGGCCGTCGCTAAAGCGCCGACCCCGCTCGATTAACTTGTTGGGCAACGAACTGGAGCGAAGAATGGACAGATGCGCGATTTTACGCGGGCCACACCACTACATTGAGAATGGGCCACGGATGGCAACTATCGTTAGGACGCCGGCGTGCCGATCCGAAGAACAGGACGTTAGCAATATGCAAAAAATGCTGTGGACCGTGGAGAAGGTATGCACTGCATGCCATAAGACCGCAGTGTTCGACCAGGACGGCGCAGAGGTGCCCAACGTGTTGTGCGACTGGAGATTGAATGAGAGCAGAGATAACAGACGCGGCGAAGGCTGCGGTAGAGCCAAAGCAGACTGCCCCGCTGGCCGGGATTGCCGGGATGATGCTTGAACTGCGAAAGCTGGCCGGAATGAACCAGGGCGAAGTTGGGGAAATTCTCGGACTCGGCAGAACCAGCGTGACAAATATCGAGAAGGGCAACCAGCCCGCGACCATAGAGCACCTGGAGCAGCTCGCGGCGCACCTTGGGCTTGAGGTGGTGGTGACGGTGCGTGAGAAGGCGCACAACGATTGAATTAAGGGACCGGCTTTCAGCCGGTCCCGCTTGAATGAGGAGTTAGAGATGGCTGCACGATGCCCCGGATGTGGACACAATTTTTACGACGACGCGCCCGTGCGCGAGGGCCTGTGCAAGTGGTGCGTGGCCGAGAAGAATGCGCCAGCGGTGACATATACGCCCAGGCACACTGGCCCAACATGCCCGAAGTGCGGAAGCACGAATTACACGGACTGCACCGCTGGCGAAAGTTGCGACGATTGCGGCTACAGCGTGAGCTACTGGTGATCTCTAACAAACAGGTAAGGGGCGGCGCTTCAGCGCCGTCCAGCGACTGAAAGGAGCGGCCTTGACCGACGTGTTATCCATCAAACCGGCGCAGACATCGGTTTTAAGCTACGGCGGCGGAACCAATAGCAAAGCTGTTTTGGTCGGGCTGCGCGAACGCGGGGAACGGCCTGACATTATCTTGATGGCCGATCCTGGCGGCGAGTTGCCAGGAATTTACCGTGATGTTGAAGAAATGAGTAGGTGGTGTGAGAGCGTTGGTTTTCCGCCAATCGTTATGGTGCGCGAAGAAGTTACGCTTGAAGAAGATTGCTTGCGGAGGAGCGCCCTGCCAGGGATCGCGTATGGATTCAAAAGTTGGGCTCTGCGGATTATCCGCCGCCAGCACACGCCGGCGGCGGGAATGCCATTACGCAGACTTCATTTCCTGCGGGTAATGTGTGGCCAGCTTGCTGCGCAACGCGTAGCCCATCAGCGGCCAGATTTTCTGCACAGCATTTGCTCGGGCAATTTTGCGTCCGAGCGCTGCATCGAAGTTCTCAGGGCTGGCGCAGGCCGACTCTCCGGTGACAGTGAAACCGTTGCACAGCACCAGCACGCAGAAGGTCAGCAGCAGTTCCGGGTCACCCGGGGCAAATTCCACAAGACCTGGGCGCGCGCTATACACGCCGTCAGCAGCCGTAAAGTAATGCTCGCGCTCGATATTCTCCTCGATGTCAGACGGCGTCACGCGCGGCGCGGTCAAACCCTTTTCCTGAATCTCTTTCTCAATTGCCTGGTCACTCATCTTGGTCCTTCCAGTTGTGCCGCATTTTGCGTGTCGCGGCTAGCACGTCAATCAACTTCAACACGTTATTCCGTAGAGCCAAAAGTTGTAGCGACCACTACAAGGTGCGGCCTCAAAAACGATGGCTCAAAGCGCATGGGATAACCGCCCCGTGGTTTTGGGTTGGCATTGACGCAGGCGAAGCGCACCGGGCGAAGTATGAGGAAACGCGCTACCCGTTGATTGAATGGGATTGGGGCCGCGAGGAATGTATCGAGGCGATAGCCCGCGCAGGACTGCCGCAGCCGGGGAAAAGCGCCTGCTTTTTCTGTCCATCCAGCAAGCCGCGAGAGATTCTGGAATTGGGACGCACGCACCCGGAGCTATTGCAGCGGGCGCTGGCGATGGAAGCACGCGCCGAACTGACCAGCGTGAAGGGGTTGGGCCGGTCCTTCGCGTGGGCTGACCTTGTGAAATACAGCGAGGCGCAGCTTGATTTGTTTTCGCACACCACGGAAATTCCGTGTGGGTGCTTTGATGGATAACGCATCAGGTAAGCCGACCGCCGCCAACGAACCGAACAAGGGAAACGAATGCTAGACACACAACAGAACGAAAACGAAGCCGCTGGCGGCGGGTCGGCCTTGACCGCCGTGTTGGGCGACTTGCCGCCAGTGCTTGATGCCTGCTGCGGGAGCCGGATGTTTTGGTTTGACCGCCAGGACAGCCGCGCCGTATTTGTGGACAAGCGCCGAGAGCGGCACACACTGCCCGATGTTTCGAGCAAGGGCGGCTCGCGGGAATTGGTGATTGACCCAGACCACCAAGCCGACTTTACGGATTTGCCTTTCCCGAGCGACACCTTCGCGCTGGTGGTGTTTGACCCGCCACACTTTGAGCGCAACGGCGCGACCGGATGGGTGGGCCTGAAGTACGGCACGCTGAAAGGTGAGTGGCGCGAGGAACTGCGCAAGGGGTTTGCCGAATGCTTCCGCGTGCTGCGCCCGGAAGGGGTGTTGATTTTCAAGTGGTGCGAAGACGAGATTCCGGTTTCGCAAATACTGGCGCTGACGCCCGAGAAGCCGCTGATCGGACACCGGAGCGGCAAGCAGCAGAAGACGCACTGGGTAGCGTTCATGAAGGCGCCCAACGCCGAGGTAACAAGCCGCCCCACAACGGGCGATTGATAAACGACGACGCTTGCGGGCGGTCTTGTTGACCGCCGTGTTATGCGGCTTTTCAACTAGGAGATGACAATGAATTTGCAAGCAATGATTAACGGCATGAGCGCCCAATGGCAGCGGGAGCGGGCTGAAACCCAACTTACGCTCGGTAAACTGATCGACGCGCTGGAGTCGATGCCAGCCGACGCACAAGTGGCGAACCTGCGCGACCCTGACAGCTACCGAGGCTATTACAGCGACCTGTACTTTGAGCGGCAGGAAGGGACCCGCCCTGCATCCGAACTGCTGGCAGATTGCAAGGCTGCGATGGGCCAAGTGTTCACCGGCTACAAGGGCGGCGACTATGTGATGGGCGCACTGACGCCGCTGTGGATTGCCACCTACGGATGTTGCGGCCAGAAACTCATGGCAGTGCGCGCCGATGGCGAATTGGAAACGGCTGAAGACGATTGACGCATAACGACAAAGTTTAGGGGCTGGCCGCTTGCGGACAGTCCAGCTAGAACGCCGTGTTAGCCACGGCGTACCACGAAAGGATGCACGATGAAAACACCACGCGAAAAATACATGAATGACCCGGAGTATCACCAGCTTGTGCTGATGCTGGAAAATTTTATTGAGAGAGCGCAATTCACACCGTCCGAACTTCGAGAGGCGGCGATGTTGGCAAGCATTAATTACGAAATGCGCCATGTGCGCCAGTACACGATTGACCCGCGAACAGAAGAGGCATTCCGGGTTTTGGATGAATTCACGACACGCAAGCCGAGGCGTGGCTAACGCAGAGTTGTGCGGCGCCCGCAGGGCGTCCGAACCAACGCCGGGTTATGCCTCGGCGCCAAAAACGGAGGAATGACATGGACCACCTGATTGACGACAGCGACCGGCTTAAGCCGTGCCCGTTCTGCGGCGCCGAGGCGGAAATCATCACGCTCCAGGGCGAGACCGACGAGCCGAGCATCGGCGCTCAGTGCGTGCAATGCACGAGCAGCGCATGCGGCGCGGCCAGCGGCTTGATTTACCCGCTGATGGACGACGTTACCGACCTGCTGCGAGAACGCTGGAACAAGAGGCATAACGGCTGAATTGAGGGGCCGCGCGCTTTTTGCGCGGTCCCGCTCGGATGATGTGTTCGGCACCGGCGCAACCATAGGAGACGACCATGATTTACCCGCAAGAACTCGCAGACCGGACAAAGGAACAGGCCGGAGAACAGTGGGAGCCAAGCAACGGCACCGAGGGCGAGATTTTCATTGAGGCCTGGTGCTGCAACTGCGCGCGGGACAAAGCCATGCGCGAAGGCTGCGACTTCGACGACTGCGACGATGACGAGAAATGCGAAATCATCGGCGCGTCATTTCGCGGCGAGGCGGTCGAGTGGCAATACGACAAGCACGGGCAGCCTTGTTGCACCGCGTTTGTGTCAGCAGGAGAGACGATCCCTGCGCCGCGCTGCACGCAGACGGTGGATATGTTTGAGGTGCCGAACGATCTAGCTTAGGGGCCGCGCGGCTTTTCGCGCGGTCCCGCTAGAGCGCATTGTTGGCAGACAACTTTATGCAAAGACCATATTACCAAGACGACCAGGTGACCCTCTACCACGGCGATGCGCTCGAGCTA